GCCTTGGCCGTCTGTAACGTCTGGGTTGACCTCCAGATAGGGCCAGTTGTTCGTGTTGGCAGTCTTCCACTGCTGCTCGTAGCCTTCAAACTGACCGCCGTACCCGATAAACGGGGCTTTGGGGGCCAGCGCCAGCATCTCAGCTTCCTGCGACACCCAGTAGTTGTACATGCGCTGGGCATCCTTGGCGTTGCGCACCAAGCCCGACACGTACATTTGGCCGTCCACCTCGAACTCGTTACCGACCACGCGCACCACGGGGATGTAGGCACCAGCCCACTCGCGTTCTTCAAGGATGTCGTAGCCGTTGATCTTGCACCACTTGACCTTTTTGCGATCAGCTTCGCGGGTGCGGATCGGCTTGCCGAACATCATGCGTAGCGTCTTGTCCTCGGGTGTGCCCGTGAACGCAGTCTGGTTGCCGGGGTACAAGTTAAGCGTTTGCTTCTCGTACTCAATGTAGAAGTACTCGGCGATGCGGACAGTGTTTTCACCGATCCACTGGGCGATGGACTGATCGCCCACGCCAAGGCTCATGAGGGTGCTAATTGGCGCTGCATCGGGGTACAGACGCTCATATTCAGCTTTGGTCAAGTCTTCCGTGACAAAGCACCAGCGGGCGTCTGCGCCCGTGGGGTCTTGGATCATGGGGTCCATGTAGACGCTGAAGCTGTTGCGAATGCGCCCGATCTTGATGTCCTGATCGAATGTCTTCTCGTCGCAGTACTCGGTCAACAGACGGATGTAGCCTTCGCCGTAAGACACTTGGTTTTCGCAGGCGGTGTCGTAGGCCACGTCAGCATCGGAGATGTACTCGATGTGGCGAATCACGCCGTTGAACACGTCTGCCACGTCCACGTCAGCCTTGTCGTCAGCCGGGATCACCTTGATGCCGGGACGGTTCATGCGCTGCTCGTTCGTCACTTGGTGAACGTGCTGTGGTAACTTGTTGATGGTGAGGCAGGGGCGGGCGTTGATCGTTTGACCCTGCACGGCACCACGAGTCTGGAGCACGTCAGCAGGCCACTGCCACTGGTTGTCTGGGGAGCCTGCGTAGAACCGCAGGTCATCGAGTTCGTCTTCTCGAGTCTGAGAAAACGCCGCCATTGCCATCTTCATACGTGAACGGGCAACGGTCAGAATATCCTCGGAACCGCCTTTTGACGGGTTCGGTCCGTTTTTTGCCACATTGGCTGCGGCTACGATTCCGGTGGTGTCTTTCATGCGTCAAATACTCCGAGGGTGTGTGATTCCCTCATGACCAGAAGGTTGTCACCTTCCCATTTTAAGTCCTGACCGATGGAATCACCAAATAGCACCTTGTCGCCGACTTTCACGTCTTTGGCGTCAGGGCCAGCGGAGATTACCACACCTGTGCCTGTTTGTTTCTGCTTCAGAAGGATGAAAAGCTCGTGTTTCTCCATGTCTGGGCGCACGATCAGGCAGTCTTGCAGGGCTTGAATGGTCATTTTTTGGGCTTCATTGTTGGTTTTTTGGCAGCTTCGCGCTTGACAGAGTAGGCGATTGCAACGGCCTGTTTTACGGGTTTACCCGCAGCTACTTCGGCCTTGACATTCTTGCGAAACGCCTCTTTTGAGGGTGATTTGACGAGTGGCATCACTTGGCCTTTTTGGCAGGTTTGGCAGTCTTGGCCGACTCTTTGAAGTCCTTGGCCGTGGGCGCACCAGCAGCGCCGGGTTTGCGCATCTTCTCGCCAGAGCCAGCCGCGATGCGGGCGCGTTTGGCGTTGATGTTTGCGTACAGTCCGGGTTTTGTAGCCATCATGACCCCATCCAAGAAGTAAGGGCAGCGCCGTTTTGAGCGTTGCGCCGGGTGATTGTGCGGTCATTGTACTCCCGATGTGCCACAGGGTACGCGAAGGTCACGGCGATGGCGTCAGCCGCATCGGGGGATGCTTGTCCACGGGCTTTCATTTCCTTCTTGCCCTCCAAAAAGATGGTGCCTGCCGAGTTGGGCTTCTTCATCGGTCCGACCAGATCGCTCTTGAGCAGTCTGTCCTGCGGGATGCTGGCGGTCTTGAGCCAGTCGCGCATCGCACCCCAAATCTCAGCCCGCTTATTGCCCCACATGGTCGGGTTCTTGGCCTTCCAGCCGAAGTTGACCCCGCGCACTTTGTACTTCTGCTCGGTCAATCTGTCAAGGATGCCGTACCCGAGGCCTCCCTCGTCGATCACAGTCAACGCTGGCCGGTACTCCTCGATGGCGTCGATGACATGGCCCACAGTGGTCATGGTGTCGTCACCACGGAACCGCTTGATCGCCACAATGTCCCGCCCTTGGCGCACGGCGATCACGGTGCTGTCCATGCCGCCCCGGGCCGGGTCCACACCCACGATGATGGGCGCGGTCATGTCCTTGTGCAGTTGCCGCTTCATGGCGTCATCGACAAGGTGTGGTGCGATGAACTGGTCTTGGCCCGACTTGGGGAAGTCGCCGTAGACCTCGACCCGCGCCTCGTCCGAGTCCTCACCGTACTCGTTGATGATCTGCTGGTAGATGGTCTTGTCGGTGCCCTCGACTGTGCGGGCGTCGATCTTCTCGCTCTCCCAGAACTCCCGCTTGCTGCCGTCCACGGCCTCGTAGAAGTACCCGGTGTTGCGACGACCGTTGCTGAACGCGAACCAGTACCGATCCAAGATGTTCTCGGTAAAAAAGCCCGCAGCCACGGACCAGATACTGTCCGGGATACCTGACGCCTCGTCGAAGATCACCATCATGCCGTCCATGTTGTGCACACCGGCATAGGCGTCAGGGTTCTCCTCGCTCCACAGCTTGCCCTCGGCTCCCCAGTACCGGGTGCCTTTGCGCAGGTCACGCTCGACCAGTTCAGTCAACCAGTTGGCCGGGTTCAGGCTCGTGGCCGTGGGTTCCCACCAGTGAGCGTTGATCGCCATCGTGACCCACTTGGTCAACTCACCCCATGTCACTTTGCGCAACTGGTTCTCGCTGTTGGCCGACACAATCACGCTTGACCCGATGCGGGTGGACAGCATCCACAGGATCAGCCACGACACCAGTGCTGACTTACCCACCCCCCGGCCAGAGGACACGGCCCTGCGCAGCGCGTCGATCAACTGGTCGTTACTCAGCTTGCCCCGGTTCTCCTTGATGAAGTCCCGTATCCTGCGCAGTGCTCTCCTCTGCCACGCACGAGGGGCTTTAAAGTGTTCGAGGGGGGTGTTCTTCTGTCCCCAAGGGAACACAAAGAGCACAAACGCCTCGGGGTCGTCCTTGATAGACGGACTCCAAAGCTGGCTCATGAGCGTTTGCTCATCTTCTGGGCTGTACCGGGGCTTCTGCATCACTGCTTCTTTCCAAAGATCGCATCCCAGTTGTCGCGGAACTTCTGGGGGTCGGGGATCGGTCTAGGCGCGGAGCCTTTGCCACCATCACTCATCACGGTTCTCCAGTCGAGGGGTTATGTCAATGACCTCACCCTCGATCACCCGGGCTTGGGCCTGCGCCAGTGCCTCAGTGATGGAGATGGTGCCACCCAGTTCAATTTGTTTAGTCTCGCCGTAGCGTTTCCTGTTGTGCGCTCCCATGAGCCACTTGCGCGTGTCGATGCGCAACTTGTCCCGGTTCACCGTATCGTTCGAGTTGGCGTCGATGGACTCGACCCCATCGGCAATCTCTAGGATTTCCCCGGCCAAGAACTCAGTGCGCATCTCCTGCGCTTCCTTGAACCGTTCATGGCGAACGGGGTCACGCTTGACCCAGCGCAGGAAGTCCTCATACGAGATAGCCCGGTGGTCATCCTCAATCAGCGATTGCAGGGATCGGCCCCGGTAGATGTCCTCCACGATGCGCTCGAATATCTGCTCATATTCGACATGCAGCAACGCCCGTGCAGCCTTCGAGGTTCTGAGGGGTTCTGGGTCAGGCACGGTCAGCCAGTTTGGCAGTTGGTTTTCACTGGCGACAGCCGTGCCTACGAACGAGGTGTTCTCTTGTTTCATAGTGGTACGGATGCTATCACATGCGGGTGGTGTTGTGTTGTACGGATTACGTGTACCCATTGGGTTTCTGATTTTCTAAAAAATTTTCAGAGTTTCTGTGATGCCTACGTAGCCGGACCATCGACCCCGCTGGCCCTACCCCCTCCCCTCGCTCCAGCGACTCCCGGGCACCACCGCAACCCTGACCCAGTGGGCGACACCCAGCACCCGCGCACCCAGTGGGCACGGCAACCCACGGCACCCGCGCACCCAGTGGGTGACAGTGCCCGGGGCCATTTGCCCGGGGAAAGTGGGCACGGAATACGCGCACCCAGTGGGTCCGGGGTTCAATCGAGAAGCCGGGGGAAATTCCCCAGAAACCGGGGAAAGTGGGCACCCAGTGGGTCCGGGAAACCCTTTTTTTGTTCGATGGCGACACTTTCACCTTTCGCGCAGGCAAGGCGAAAATCAGAGTACTTTTTAAAAGCACTAGAATTTCAGAATCCTAGAAACCTACCCCCTGAGATAAAAGGGCAAGTTGTCACCAGTGATGAAAGTGCTTACCCATTGGGTAAGGGAAAGCACCTAGAAACTTTTTTCTTTGACTTGTTGACAATGTGGACCCAGTGGGTTAGAATTGAGCACATCAACAACCCGTAACTGTAAGGACTCGACACCATGAACCGCCACGCCCTGCACTATCTCGATTTGCACCCCGAACCCCTGAAGACTGACGAACCCGCCCCGTTTTTGATTTGGGCGGGTGCAGCCTTCGCACTGGGTGCCCTGTACCTGTTGACCGTGTTTGCCTTTTCCCTGTAACCCGTAACCTGTAAGGACTGACCATCATGAAAACCACTGTTTCCCGCTATGACTTCGAACGCGCCTTTGTTGACGCTGACCGTAAAGAGAATTTTTCTTATGAGGCGCTGGGCCTGTTGTTCGACTACTTCGAAGACTACGAAGAACAAACCGGCGAAGAAATTGAACTCGACGTTATCGCCATTTGCTGCGAGTACACCGAAGACACCGTGGTCGATATTGCCCGCAACTACTCAATCGACCTCAATGATGCGAACCCTGAAGACGACGATTATGAGGACCAGTGCCGCCAAATCGTGTTCGACTACTTGAGCGATAACACCAGCGTAATTGGCGACACCGCTGACGGCTTTGTCTACTTGGCTTTTTAAGGGGTACACCATGACACATTGGGAACAAATCAGCCGCGAAACCGTTGACGGGTTCGACATTGTTTTTTCAGTTGCAGCCGAAGACATGCACCCCCGCGACTCTTTCGACATGGAACCCGAAGAACTCGCGCAATTGTGCGAAGACATTGACCGGGGCCGCTATTCGTGGTTCATTGCCCGGGTTCAAGCCTTCCGGGCCGGTGTTGAACTCGCCGCCGATTATTTGGGCGGGTGCCTGTATGACTCCCCCGCCGACTTTGTGAAAGCCGGGGACTACTACGCCGACATGGTTGACACCGTAAAACGCGAAGCCCGCGAAACAATCGCCAAATTAACCGAAGAACTGGAAGCCTAAACCATGAACACGCAACAACTGACCACCGAAGAACAAGAACGCGCCGCCTATATGGCGGGCGACACCCGGGCCGCTGAACTACTGGCCCAAATTGCCCAACTCGAAGCCGAACGGGATGCACTGGCCGAAGAACTGGAAAACCTGAAAGATAGCGCCGCTGATGATTCGCTTGAACGCTGGGAGAACGAAAACGGAAACCCGGACGACTTCAAAGAGTTCTTTTATGACTGTTTCGCACGACTGGCGGGCCACTATCCAGCCCCCGACATTTCCAGCGACTATGACAAGTCCGTGATTTTTGCGGCCATTGAAAAGGGCGAAGAACTGGACGCGAACGGGGGTGCTGATTGATAACCGCCCTTTTAATCGCCCTTGCCGGTGTCGTGTTGGTCCCGCTAGTCTCTGACTTTCTCGACCTGTAACCGCCGAACCCGTAACCCCCAGCCCCTGAATTAGCGTTCAGGGGCATTTTTTGACCCTAACCCATAGGACACCCCCAGCCATGAACGAAACCCCCCTAAAACAACCCAAAACCCCGGCCCCCGGTACCGTGGCCGAACGGGTCCGGCAAACCGTGGACCGCTTGAACCTTGACGAAGGGCAAGCCGCCGCTTACTTCGGCGTCCCCGTGTTCACCGTT